ATCCTTGTCATTAACTAAAATTTTTGTTTGATTTGCTCTTGCTCTTGGTTGCATAGTTTTTCCTTATGGGATAATTAACCCAACTCCAATTTTAATACTACCAGTTGGTGTTGGCACTGTCATAAATACATCGTAATCTCTATTACCCTGAATCAATTGATCTTTTGAATTGTTTGTGGCATCTGCAACAATCTCAACATGATCGGCAAATTCGCTGGCCGATCCATCATCATTGATAAACTGCCCGAACGTCTCGCCCTCTGGAACTCTACCAGTAGACCCTCTTTTCCAGAGGTTATACATAAATTTAAAAATAGCTGTTTTGCTATTTATTAATCTATTAAATGCGTTTGGCCGATTCTCTTCCCCGGAGACAGATTCTTTTACCGATTCCCGTACGTAGTTTGACATAAACAAGGCATTGCCATTTTTATATTCAATCGCTGTAGAAACAGTAAAGAAATTTTTGAGTAATACTCCAACTCCGGTTACTTCTTCTATAAGATTAACCCCGGCATCTCCAAGGGATGTTCTCGTAATATCGTCATAAGTCTTTGTTCCTTCGACTCCAGAGACCCCCTTTAATGGTACATCCCGGAATGCTGGAACTTCATGGATTCCGTATTGTTTAATCACATAGAACGTGTTTCCAACAACATGACCGACTGCTGGAATTTCCCTATCTGGAGCCAGTGTAGAACTAGAGAATTGATCAGTTTTGGTCAGCCATTTTCCGATATAAATCATTAGTTTAGCAGTGCTGGACTGATAATTTTGACCAGTTGTTGTCATTGTAGCAACGCTCGCAGATTTTGTACCAGTTGCAAAAACAACCGGGAAATCTGTTTTTAAACGATTTCTACAATACAGTTCAAGCGCGTCAAAATAATCTGAGTCTGTAGTCTCCGGATTAATCATTGCACGAACAGGATCATTATTAAACGCTGAGTGGTTAAATGACCAATGCGCAACCGTAGTCGGAGATGTTCCGTCTGTACCACCTGTTAAATAGGTGACAGTTGATACATCGGCCGGGTAGGTGTCTTCAATATTTGCTCCAGCGTTTGCTTGGTCTGTCCAACGAACGTATCTGGAGTCCTTAAAAACATTATCGATATAGTAATCAGTTACTTCAGGTTCAAGTGTACAAAATATATCGCCAAGTTCAGATTCTACCTCAACCACAACACCATTTTTGTTTTTAAAGTATGTCTCTATTTTAAAGCCTCGAACATCTACCGCAGACGCACTGCTTGCGGTATCAGTAGCATGAAATACTCCAGTCCATTCAATTGTTTTCGCGCTCTCATTTACCGCTGTAATTTTCTTATGCACAAATCCAGCCACTGATGTGAACCTTACATAGTCGCCTACTTTGATTCCAGCAACTGATGATACCGAGGCTGATGAATCACCGGCCAAAACATTTGCTGTCAAAACGGTTGAAAATCTATTACCATTAATAATTTTATATCCGAATCTGTTACCATATGCCCCATAAGCCAGAACATTTTTATACGCTGATTCACCTTTGATTGTAGGGTTCGTGTCAGTACCGTTAATTGTTGCGCTTGCAACAACTGCGTCAATAGTAGATCCGTCATTTCCAACATTTGATTTAATATACGCATAAGCACCTTGACCGGCATTATCAAAAAATCCTTGTATAGCATCATGCCCGTAATGGCCAGATAATATCTCTCCAAACATAACTTCATATTCAGAATCATATTTCTGTAGTAATTGAGTTTGTGCGTATTGTCTTTGTGCCTTAATGATGGCTCCAACTTTATCAAATTCACTGGGTCTGATAACAACCGATTTTTTTGTTGCCAGTTGTTCGCCGAAAACACCCTGTCTACGTAATGCCATTATTTACCTTCCTTGATTTCGTTAATTACAAAATCTTTTTCAATATCTTTAAATTGCTGTGATTGTAAAATTATCTCGGTTACATCAATAGTTTCTCCCGGACCAATATGACAGTATTGTTTTCCTGATTTAAACATCAAAGGAAAGTTTCGTTTGTTTTTGATCCGGAATGATTTTTCTTTAATAATTTTTACCTTACTGCTATTGTCAGGCTTGTTGTCCCCGATAATGGGAACTTTTGTGTCTGAGTCTGCCATAATTTTTCTCCATGTTCAAATACAATTTCATAAATCTTTTTTTGATAGTCTCCATCTTGAATACTACTAGTATTTATGATTTCAAAATTCAATGGATTGTTATTTACCCACACCCTATTATTTTCAAGGAATTTTTTTACGTTTTTATCCATGAAATCTAAAAATAATCTATTTGCGCTAATAATTTGTATTTGCATTGGTGTTGCGTATGTTCCGGACATATACCTGATATCGACCTGATCAGGTGTACCCACAACGTAGTTTTCCATCTCAAATGATGTTTCAGATTGAACTTTCTGAGAATCACCGGCCCATATCCAAATACCAGGGGAAATAAAATTTTTTGAATTACCTCCTATCTCAACAGGGCATGAAATATACACAGGCTCGTCTGTATAATTATTCTGAATAGATTTTCCATCATAATCATCTGTGAATCTTGCTGTAGTATCGTCGATGTCATCAATGACATGATATTCATTGCCTATTTTTATCCTAACTGATTTTTGCAAATAATCAAGTCCAGATACATTTATAGATTTTGATCCGGCAGTGACTGTTAATGTCCCGACTTGTTTTTCATATACATCAATTGAGTCTTTAATTGAATTCATGGCATCGGCAACAGGATTTTCTTTTATTAATTGAAGATGTGATATTATTATAGAATCTGAACCAGTACTTTCTATCCTAATTTTATTAAGAGTTTCTCCAGCAGGAATCTTAAATACTGCCTGCCGAAGCGTTGGGAATACTGGTAAATAAAAATATGTGGTTCCGAATGTAATCTTATGCAGAAATTCCGAAGGATCAAAAAAGTTATTTAATCCTTTATTCAATGACTGAATAGATAAACTTAGATATTCGTATTCACCAGGAGTAATAGATATTGCTTTTTCATAAACTCCGTCTGCTGCCGTATTTATCAATATCGAAGCATTGTTCCCATGGGCGATATAATCTTCAATCTCATTTAACACGACACCTGTTCCAGTCCATCCGGTAATGTCGTTGAGTCTATCAATCAAGAGGTACATTATCAACAACCTCCAAATATTTTGATTTGCCAGTATTAATTATATCAGTTACGGCACGTTTCACACGTTGCGCACTGTCTTTTTTGCTGCGTGTTTTCATATATTTTATAAATGCCTTTGTTTCTGCTGGTCTTGGTGGTATAACAATTGTTGCATGTTTTGTATTGATAATTTTCCCAAATTTGTGTACTTCTAAAATTGCTTTATATGGCAACCCGGATGGCTTGTGTATTCCGTTTTTTGGAGCCACCACCCATCTTTTTTTATCCTGATAAACTCTCATCATATCAGCGTATGATCCTGTGTGATATAATGGTATATCTCCGCGCTTACGCTTAATTGTCGAAGTAGCGTTTCTGGTTAGGTTTAAATCATCGTTAATAATACCTTGTTTAAATGTTTTTGCCACTCCGACAGCATCCATTTTTAAATTTCCACGAATTGATTTTTCATAAATCTGAGGAAGATTTTTAATCCTCTGTCTGACTGCGTGTGTCTTTGCGCTAAATTTTGCTTTCATATTTTCCCGCAAATACTAAATAAAGATAATCATCCTTATACTGACTGAATCTTTGTATTTGTGTACATTCGTATCTTTTATTAAAGACAGAGAATTTTATTTGCTCTGTATCAATATCTTCAATATTAAATATTTTTCTGGCTTCTTTCATTGAGACATAAGCCATTATATTTACATCCTCTTTTATGCCTACCGTATCCCGTTGTTTGTCCGATGGATTTTCATATACAGGAAATGCTTTAAATGTATAGGATGTCGGAGTCGCTTTTTTTACTTCGTTGTATTCGTCTCTTGTTACGTTAGTATTATTTACAAGGTAAACAGTAAGATTTGATCCGTATTGGAGAAGAACAGTTTCAACATCTTTTTGTGGGTTCATCCAACAACCCCGGATCGATATTTTTTAAGAATATTTTTTACCTGAGATATTAATGCTTTTCTTTTACCTGAAAATTTGCCTTGGGGGCCAAAAGATGAGGACCATGCAACAATTGACAAAGATTGAGAATCTCCAGAAAACCCAGATTCATCACATAATAAAATATTAATCGCCATTTTTATTATTGCAGTTTGAACGTCGACCGGGATACTTAAATATCCCACTGTCATTACTATTTTAATGTTGCGGTTCCCGGCAGGAAAATAATTTAATGTTCCCGAATATGTGTTTAATGAGTACGCTTTCAGTATTCCTTGATCTGGTATCAAATCAACTCCAGATAAATCGTCAATATTGAAAACACCATCGACAAATACAATTTGATCAATACTGATAATATCTTTATGATTTAAAATTAAAACATCTGCTCCTGTTCCTGAATAATATTCTGTTTTCTGTTCTGTACCTGAAAAGCTTATTCCTGTATATTGTTCAATTGCTAATGTAGCATTGTCTATTAATCGTTGTATGGTATTTGATTTTACAGCGTAAATTTCTGCATCCCCTGCAACGTTGATTAACTCTGTGGCAACTGTAACAGTATTTGAACCAACTGCGGTTATTTTATAGTAACCCTCATTGGCTCCATACAAGATATAGATGTAATCATCTGTAGTAATTCCGGATATATTGACTGATAATGTTATAGTGCTTGATCCACCTGAAGGCGCAATCGAGGCAATAGACACAGAATCTTTTAAAGATTCTAAATGTGTATTGTATTCGTGCGCCTCAAGTAGAAATTGTTCAATCATTTTGTTCTGATAATTCTAAAACCCTGAGCTTCGAGAGCTTGGGCAATTTCTTTTTTGTCAGTTTCAATTTCGTTATTTTTTACTTTAAGTGAAACTTCTCTTTGTTCCAGCCCTTTTCCGACATAGATTCCTACAGTAGAATCATCGTCCGAATAGTGGCGGAATATCCATCCAACCGGCTCTTTTACCGATGGAGGAGGGTCTTCTGTAAAATATTCGTATGCAGTTTCATCAATCCAGCCCTCTGATATCAGAGTTTCAAAAATCTCAGTAGCAATTAAAACTCTTTCTGAATCATTGCCGTCAAAATCTTTCCCATCCCGTGCAAATTCATAAACACCGTTCTTAATTTCAAAGCTAAACTCTTTTTGAGTTGTTTTGAGATATAACGAACAATTAGCGTCTGATTCACATCTAGGATGGATTAATTTGTAGGCTTTAGATTTTGGTTTTTTGGTAACTTTTTCAGGCTCTGATTTGTCGATTCGTGAACCTTTTTTAGGTTCTGGTTTTCCCGTTTCTTCAATTCCTGCTTCAATTGTTTCTTCTCTTGCATTTTCGCTTTCCTCGACTTCTTCGACTTTCTCAGTCTCTTCGGTCTCCTCGACTTCTTCGATAAAGGAGGGGGATTCCTCCCCCTCTAAAACATCGTCTTGCTCAGACATTATTTTGCCCTCCAGCCTGACGATTTTACGGATGTCGCTTCAAACGCATCAATCAACGCTCCATGGCTGTAAATTAAAGCCTCTCGGAATGAGTCAGTTTCAGCAAGCATTTTAACGCTGATCAGTCCCTCATCTCGTTGACCACGGTTATTATGTTCAAACCGTCCCATACCTTGCACTTCACGAAGATCAATCAAATAGATATTTTCTCCGTTTACTCCACCAACGGCTGTCAATGGTTTATCTGCTGTAATTCCAGTTACTGCGCTTGATGCTGCAACAGATAGCAATGTTACACCAGTTACTGCGCCTGTAATTGTGCCATCACCATCATAGGTGTTTGCAGCAATCCAGTCAATCAGGGTCATCGCAGATAGTCCAGTAGACGCTGAATAATAAATCTTGTATGCGATTGCATTAGCAATTGCAGTCCAAGACAGATCAATCTTCTGTGTAGCTGTTCCACCTGCCAGTGTCACTGATGCCTCGGCTGATGCCATTGTTTCGCCACCGTCCGGTGTTACTGCCGCAACACGGAAATAATATGTTCCATCAGATAAACTACCTCCGGTTGTTCCACCACTAGCTGCTGTTACTGTTCCCATTGTTCCAGAAACTTTACCAGGTACATATGTAGATGGCACAAGAGGTATACCCCTATATGTCTCCAGTCTATGACCACCTGTAAATTCTATTGTTTCCATGGGAATATTTTTTCTGACAGTTGAATAGAGTCGGCTAAAAGTTGAAATCAACTGTGGCGACATAATAAACATTGCCTCATTAGATGATCCGCCTTTTGTTAATCTGGCATCGATCATGTCATCAAGCGGAGTTAACCCGGTTGGTACGGTTGGCGCACCTGCTGTAAATCCATCGTTATAACGATTGGTTATAATTTTTGGGTCCCATCCGTTATACTGATAACCATCTGCCACAACATTTCCGTACAGATTGTAAGTATTTAAAGCCTTGGCCTGTTCTCTAACCTGAAATTCAAGCTCCTCTGTAAATGCATCCAGATTCTCGGCTGTCGAGTCTTTTAGAAAATCAGTAACACGGAATTTCCGTTTTACGATTTTATAATCGACTGTCTTTTTGCCAAATGCGCTGTTTTTGGTTGGAGTAGTAGAGTTCTCACCCTGTGCTCCTCCAAAAGTTCCGGCTGACGTTCTGTTGGCTCGTCTATGATGATCGCTTGCTCGATATACGGCCTTGATCATCCCAAATTCAGGATAAAGACTTTGAACCTCATCTGTAATCGCAGGCTCGAGAATTTCCGGTATTAACGCTTCACCTGAACCAGTCGCACTGGTAAGGGCTTTCATTAACCTGTCTTTTCCGCCTGCCTGTATAAATTGGCTAGGTTTCATTGTTTACCCCCGAATGCCTTGTTTACGGCTCCTCGCAAACCGTTAGCTGATTTTTCAACCTGCTGACTACCTGCGTTTCCTTGGTTTAATAAATTGACAAATGCTTGAGCAAAGTCATTCACATCGATTGATTTTTGAATTTGCTTCGGTTGTGTTTCTTTTACTGTTTTGTCTTCGACAATTCCGAATCCTTCTAGTAACTCTCCAAATGCTTTTTCAATTGTTTCAATTCGATCATTAGTTTTTTTATCATTGTCAGCCAGTTGTTTTTTTAACTGAACAGCAAAGTTGTCAAAACTTTTTGTGATGCTTTTAGCGACATCTTCTTCATTTTTCTTTTCTTCGTCTTCGTCCGCTTTTGGATCAGGTTCTTGTTTGTCTATTTTTTCAATTAAAGCCTTTGCTTTATTTATTGACTCCATGACCTGTTCTGCTGCCGGTTCGCTTTCTGCTTCATCGGCTTGCAAAAGGGATTCGATTGAAGAAACTATGTTCATAAGAACATTTTTAATTTCGTCCCAATTCATTGTGACTCCTTTTAGTTTAATTTTTGACTTAACTCTTGAAGCACTGCTACCGCCTTTTTAAGGACAATACCCTTGTTCCGATTTCTCAATAATTTAGAATCTGTGTTTTCAGATTCTGGAAAAGAATAATTTAACCTTTCAATTAAGGCAATCATCTTTATTTTATAATCATCAAGAATTTCATTTATGAGTTCTGTTTTTTCAACACCCGGCTTTTCAGTTTTTAAGACTGAATCGACGGCTTCTGTAAGAGCGGAATTAAGTGACCATCTGGATTCAAAGAAATCAGAAATTACGTTATCTTTATTTAATATTTCATCAATAACAGTTTTTCTTACAGGTTGTCTTCCCAAGCATTTAGCAACTGCATGAGCAACGCTGGTTTTATATGCTGGTTTAGTTACGAGAGTTATACCTGGATCAAGATCAACTTTGTTTATTACTCTGCCATTTTCCGTTTTCTCTATATCCTCGTCTTCAACGTATCCCTCAATTGAGAACCCGAAAACACGTTGTTTTGTGTAGACCCCTGTCCCTGTAATTTGCTCCCAGATTGTATTTGCCTGATCTTTTTTAATTTGAGGCACCTTGTCAGATTCATCATATAGTCTGAATTCAACATACAGTTCGTTGTCTTTTGTTTTTTCAATTTTTGTTAAAATTGCAACATCGTCGGTATAGTCTTTACCGTGATTAACTAGAAGCAGAATGTCCTTGTCTTCGGCTTGAGTAATCATGTCGTCAATCGCCGCTTCGCTCATTCTGTCGCCGTGATGATCTTCAAATATGCCTGACGCGATACCTGCCAAATATCGTCGTTTTTGGTTATTTTCCGATTTTTCGGTTGCATAACTTGAATCATTGGCGATAGATTTTTTTGTAACTGAGTAAGGATGTAATATTATTTTAATTGGCTTCATGTGGTTTCACCTTTATTTTATGCGTAATTATTTTCAAGATTTTTTTATTTAGTTTTGACTACTCGATATTTTGCCTCACAGCTACATGATATTATTTCACTTGCTGGTAACGCTGGGTCATGAGGATGGTCGGCTGATACTCGACCAAAAAACTTCCATGAACCACCGATTTTTTTATAAACAGGAACGCTGAATTTCTGATTTAATTCCCGTTTCTGTCCTGATATTTTTTTATGCCCGAGCCTTGGATCATTTGGTATTGAATCGTTATGATACCATTCTTTAATTATTTTTGCGCCTTGCATTTCCTTGTTTAATTTTCCTGCATATTGATACCGAATACTGTCAACAACTGATCTTGTCTCTGTCACCGCAATAGCATAAATATTACTGGGCATACCCAATTCCGGGTTTTTCTTTGTATAGTTTGAAAAAGTTGATTGTAGATTTTTTTGAATTTTTTTGAGCAGATTTTTAGATATTCTCTGATTTTTATTTATGACATTATTTTCTATCATAGTTTTTTTAATTGTTGATGCCAAGGAATCACGAAAAGTTTTACGCATTAATATACCTTTTTCAGCTGCCTTCAAAATTGTCGGCGATTGCCTAACAGTAGCGGTAATATCAGGTAGTTTAATTTGATTTTTATTTGTTATAAATTTTGCTGTTCCAATAATTTCTTCAAATTTGTTTTTATCTCGTTTTAATGAGCGTGAAGCAATTTTTTCATAATTCTCGGATATTATCTTATCCATTAACTCGGAATATCTTTCACCACTCCAGCCATAACGGTCTTTCAGCCTGGCTTCATCGTATGCACCCAAGATAATTCCCCTTTTTTATTTTTCCCATATTGATATTTATTTAATATTTCTTTTACAGCATCTATTTTAACATCATCAAATCTGATTTGAGATAATCTGATTATTTGATCCCTGTCATATGATTTTGACATTAACCTAAAACAATATTTTTCAAGTTCATTCATAATAACTTAATAAGTTCTGATTCCACCTCTTCAATTGTTTTGCCTTCCGCATTTTCCATTGATTTTATAAATTCATCCTGTACTAATTTGAACAAGCTAATCAAATCATTACCAAATTCTGATTGCAATAATCCGGTGTATGCCTGAGTCTGAGTATCAACCTCCATTACTACCTCCGAACAATCCTGCAAGTCCATTTGATGCGGCTTCTCCAAGTTCATCATATTTTGAATCTATTTTTTCCAGCATATCAAGTTTTACTCTGCCCTCATTTGTTGCGATTAGACCGGAATTTTTTAGTTTTATAACATTGTCGATGGTATCTTTTTCTGATTTCGGATATGAAAACTCTACCCAAAAATTACTACCAAATTTTCGAGGGAAAATATATTCGTTAAATAATGACTCAATTGAATTTAGCGTTGGTCCAACTGCTTTTACTCTATCCCCTTCGAGTTGTGCTTCTGAAGTTGATCTGCCATTAGTTCCATCGCTACCAGTTTGATTGACTTCAATGTTCGAGGCATTAAACGACATCGCAACATATTTATCGATTTTATTTTGACGCTCAGATAAAACCGCTAATGTCTCTGATCTTGTCAGGTCAATTACTGTC